TCATATTTTTCCGTAGTATCTCGCAAATTCAAAAGGCATCCTCACATCAAGATATCCGTCTATCATTTCATTGGATTTTGCCTCCATTTCGAACGCTGAATTCCCATACGATATTTTGTTCCCATCCGCTCCATGTACACCTTTGAAAAAATGGTAAACACGAGAAACGACATATTCCAACCCGTACTGCAGATAGAACCACAACGGGCACAATAGATACACCCACACATTGAACCCTGTAAGGAGCATAACAAGCGTCAACAGAATCGCTGAAGCAATCATGCACTCCTCCCATTGCCTCACATGGATGGCTTCATGGTTAAGAACCCGCTGCTTCATTTCCTCCTTCGTTTTCTTCGTGAAAACGAAACAACCTAAAGTGATGGTACTGTAGCCTTGCCACAACAGCCACTTTGCTAAATTACTTTCATAAAATACTTTCATATCAATTATCTATTAGGATAAGATTTGGTTATCACATTATTCTTTAAAAAGGTTATTCCAGATGTATTTATCATGACATCATAAAAATCATTGCCATTATTTTCTGAAACATTTATAAGTTGAGGTCTTATTAATACATTGTATCTTGGATTTCCAGAAGCATACTGAGTCAATTGCATACGAGGATATGTTCCTCCGTCATGATCTATAAAATCCATAGTACCCACTAACAAATCATCTGAGCCATACATTCTAAGGCTGTTCGTTGCAGAATCAATCACAATACGTTTTCCATTGACCGATGTAGATACTTTGCCGGTAATTTCTATATCTCCGTTTTCTTTGATAACAAAGGAGTTATTGGGTGATTTGATATTTTTAAAAGTACCACTCGTAGCATTGACTTCTCCGGTTATTTCTGCATTTTCAGCATGTACTTTCCCGCCTTCAGTAACCCGGAAAGGAGCATTATCAGGAGTGGGGCTTCCGGCCCACATCCGTATCTTCTCACCGGATTGGCTTCCGCTAAGTCCCGCTGTTACTGCTCCATCATCCTTCTTAATAAGCAGCTGATTCCCCTGCATAAAATCAATCTGCGCATCCTTCGCAATGATAAGTGAGGTGAAGATAGCTGTCGTATTAAGCCCGAATTCTTCCCAGTAGGTAGAATTGCCCGGAGCATTGGCAAGCGAACTCGTATGGGTAGTTTTACATTTGTACGCCTTCCAACCAGTGGCAACTTGGCCGTCTCTCACAAGGGCTACATCAAGATATCTTGTGCCGGAAGTGAGTGACTCATCATTGCGCCATTCTACGCCAATCTTCCATTCTCCTTTGCGAATGATACAACCTTGTATGCCCGGATCACCTTTAATGTTTTCACCATCCGTACCGTCCTGGGCAACAAGTTCATATTCGGCTGTATTGAGTTCCCCGGTCAGAATATACCCATAAGTCTTCCCACCGTCCTGTGTCTGTAATAATCGGTTGCCGTCCTTATCGGTGATAGTCCACATCGGAGGATTATCAGTACCTGCAGGAACCGTACACTGCCACGTAGCATTTCCCATACGGACAATACCCAGATATGGAATATGCTTACTCGTCTGCCACTGGCCATGGTTACTGACACTATCCCCCTGTTTACCGTCCTCACCTTTGAATTTACTCCATGTATAATCAGCCGGATTGGTGCTTTCGGTAGTAGTTTCTTTATTTACAGCAATGCCAATATACTTTGTGGTATCATTAGGTTGCTGATACATACCGCTACCGTCGGCGTTATCAGAGTATGCGACCCAAGTGTAGTAAGTCTTACCGTCTTCTCCCGGAGTACCGATACCATCTTCTCCTTTGATATCACTCCATTGATAATCCTTTGGATCGTTGCTTTCTACTGAGGTTTCTTTGTTATGAGCTAACCCTAAAAACTTTTTTCCGACGGGACTGTCGCTGATTCCGTTACCTTGAGCGTCATCAGCATAACGTATCCATGTATAGAGTACTTTCCCATCCTTGCCAGGTGTACCAGGTATACCATCCGTACCATCCTGAGCTATCATTATATACTCGGTGGAATTCTCGGTTCCGGTCAATATATAGCCATACGTTTTCCCGCCGTCCTGTGTCTGCAATAATCGGTTACCGTCCTTATCGGTAATAGTCCACATCGGAGGATTATCAGTTCCTGCAGGAACTGTACACATCCATGTGGCCGTCCCCATCTTTACGATGCCTAAATAAGGGACATGCATACCAGTCTGCCACCTTCCGAGAACGCTTACACTTTGTCCGGCCGGACCTTGAATACTTCCTTTGTCTTCAAATGTTTGTCCATTCCATACCCAAAGATGGCCGGCTATAAGATACCCGTCACCAATAGAATTTCCTTCTGCCGGAAGCTGCGATATATCATCCAGTTTATCCTTAATGGTAAAAGAAGTTCCATCCGCACCCTTATCCACCTGAAGCAGCCAGTCAACATTATCTTTCGAGGGCATCGCACTTGTTCCGTCCTCATTGATACATAGCCAAATCCGACCGTCATATGACACACGATCATAAAAATCACACTTCATACCGGTAGTCCATGCTCCCCGGTCATTGACTGTAAGAACAGGTGTACCATCGGGCTTTATCTGTTTGATAACTCCGGTCAAATAGACATTATTCACATATTCCGAATAACCGGACATTTGCAGACCATGAACGGCCAGATTACTCAAATCACCACTTTGGGAAGCTATGTTAGCAGCCGATATTTCCCAAGTATTCTGTTTCCAAAGCCTACGGGTATAAGTGCGCGTGGTGTATGTGGACATCTGCCTATCAACATTAGTAAAGCTACCGTATCCGACAAAGTGCATAGCCTGGCATGGGTGGAAAGTCAACTTCCAGCGTTCGCTGACAGGACGAAGCTGGTATCTGAATTGCTTGTTGTTACTTCCGGTTATTTCGGTGATGGTGAAATAACAAGTATAGAAACCCGCATATTGAAAGTTGCCGCAACTGTCATCACTGTCTGCAGTAGCATTATCTTCTGCCTTTTCACTGTGAAAGATACCCATGCAAATGTCACCTACATCAATAGCACCGTATTCTCCTTCCTCAAGCTTCAGATATCCGGTTCCGGTCATCTGTAAGTTACCGTCCCCGTCTATATCAGGTTCTATTTGCTCGATAATACCCGCTCCCGGAGCATTCCACTTATCACCGAGTGTGACAGATATCCGGTTATAGCGTAACTCTGGAACTTCAAGAAATCTACGGAGAATAAGGCTTTCCATTTCGCCGTTACCGTTCTCGTCGATCTTGGCACCAAAACCAGTCAGTCCGGAAGCAAAACCTGCCTTACCGAACACTGCACCTGCCAAAAAAGATACAAGAAAAGATGCCTGGTCCGGTTGATCTTTACGGAGAAAGATTTTCGTCAATTCATCCAAAGAAAATTGTGACAACAAATCCAATACCCCCACAAGAATACGACCTACACGTTCAGCGCTATTCTCTCCTGCAAGGGTAGCATTACGCACTTGCAAAGCTAGTTTCCTTAATATATCAAAAGTATCTGCCATTATTCACCCAAAACTCTACACGTCACACGATTGGCTGTTAGTCCCCCATTTCCCCTATATAAAGGGAAAGAGTACCTATTGTCATTCAAATAGCGCACACATTCTTTTAAGTATCGGTCTGCTACAGAAAAAGCATCATTATAGGCCATGAGCTTCTCTTTAAAATCCGGACGTGAAGAATACTCGTTATCCTTATTCATAAATCCTAAACGGGTAACATTACCATCCCCATTCTTCACTATACGAGCATAGGTATAATAGGCTAATGCCGTTTTCAACCCTACAAAAGAACGTTTTTCACCATATCCTGCATCATAAGAACCACCATTAAGCAACTCATCATAATTCTCTTGGTGTTCTTTTACATCTAAAAGTAAAGCATCCCCCAAAGCTAATTTCAAATCAATGTTCTCCGACTCCCTGATATATGTCTCTATCTTTTCCGCATCGATATGCACTGACATCGTACGGGCTAGCTTAGAGACTTCATCCGTTGTTATTAGATACTGCTGCATTCCTTACGTATTTAAGAGGTTGTACACTAAAGTCATTAGATGGATTAACAGATTCATACCAATGCTCAAAAATCTTCTGAAAAGCACGTTCAATCATTCGCTGTTGTTTTGATACAATAGAGTTATAATACTCAAATGCATCTTCCAATATATCACCGGAAAAGCCCACCTTACCAATACGAATACAGTACCAAGGTTCTTGTCCGAAGGCAGAATAAATACGTTCTACCACACTGGCATCAGTCACAGTAAATTCTTTATCATAATTTTTAGAGCTGATATCCACAAACTCCGGCTTTTCTTCATCAGATTCTAAAGTTACTTCCAATATTTTTGCAGCATTAGTATCTCCTTGAAGTTGTATAACGGTATCTGAAAAGCCTGTATCTTCGCTTAGCTTATCTTCTCTTATCGGATTCCCTTCTTCATCAAGATGTACCGAAGAAACACCTTTCTTGGTAACAATCATTCCAGAAGGCATAAAATTACAGCGAACATTACGATATTTTACATTTGCAAGCCCTTCATCCGTACTCATTTCCGTAATCACCCGGTCAGCCCTTCCGACAGGATACACAAATTTTCCAGTGTTACTAATCCACAATATCTGTCCTTTATAGTTTTCAATTCCCCCTGCAGCACGAATCTGTGCATACACCACTTCTTTACAAGGATTAAAAACATCGATGAACTCTACATTCTCTTGTACAACTTTAATAGCCTTACCCTTACGAGTTTTCTTTCCTGTCCAATCTGGATGAACCGCAATCTTTGCAATATATCCGGTTTCATCTTCCTCTAATAAACGGCAATTCTCAAAGGGGACATGCTGTATCTCTACTATATCAGCAAACATATTATAGTTTACATGTATTGCTATCCCATCATAATCTGCGACATCCCTACATACAAAAGCATGGATATCATCTGCTGTATCACCACGACGATTAACTACATATTCAGAAAAAGTGACCTCACGAAAACCATTCCCTTCTATAAAATTGGCATAACGTTCCGTACATTCACTACCCGTTGAACTCGCAGCGATGATATTCCTTAAATGTTGAGGATATAGATTATCATCACCATAGCTTTGGATGCCAAGATTACGTAAATATCCCGTATCAACACGCCTATTACTTTTCTTCTTTAAATCATTTACATTCATCGTTTCGTGAGGTCATTTATTATTCTGCCGTTTCTTGTTTTAATTCAAAAAGGGATTGAGCCTTTTTTATATGGGCATCCAATAATTTAGAAGTCACCTTCTTTCCATCTATTTGATAGGTTTTAAATGCATCTTTTACAATTTTGACAGTCGCACCTTCCACTTGGAAAGCTTTCACCAATTCTGAAACTAAAATCTCATCCAAAACCGTAACAGGATTCTTGCGTTTTTCAACCCTTTCCTCCCAATCAGAAGGCGTTAAAGCAAAAAAAACTATCCCTTTAGGATTTCCCGCAAGAAATCTTTCTGCCGCTTCATCAGTTAGATTATCATTGGTATACATTTCACCACTCCCAAAGCCAGCCTGGAGTAAAACACCATTTTTCAATGCATAATTTGATTTTTCTTTCATCTTTCCGTATTTTTTTAAATATGAATACATCTCAATCACAGCATCACGATAGCAATCACCACATGAAGTTCTAATAAAAGTTCGTCCGAAGACTTCATGATACATTACTTCAATGTCTGATTTATCAGAAGAAGAGAGGGGGAGTTTATCCCCCAACTCTTTCAATTTATCAACCACTTCTAAAACTGTCATACCTCTACTCTGCCGGTTCGGCCATTAAAGTATTAATAGCAGTTTTAGTAGCTTCATAACTTGTTTTATACAAAAATAAAGCTGACTTTGGAGCTTTCTGTTCTTCAAGTGTTACGGTCCATCCGCCTTCTGTATCTTCACTATACTTATTGTTTTCAATAGTAGTAGCTGTAAGACCTTGATAATATCCAAAAACCTGAAAAGCGGCATCGCCCGGATTTGCTTCTTTTTGTAACCCCTTATATTTATTTTCCAACACTACAACGTAAGAACCGTTAGCCAAGCCGTCAATAATATCTGCACAAACATCCGGATCATTAGCTAGAATCACAAGTACAAGAGTGTTTGTGAATGAATTACGATATGTACCAGTAGCCAAAGCTGTGGTAGTTCCTGTAAATGGAGCCTTTCCTGGTACAATAACTTTATATGCTTTCTTCCCCGTCTTCATGGCTAGTGTCTCAATCACATTCTTACGGGTAGAATTGAATAGTGTTGCAGCAAAGTCTACATCTGCACGATTCATTATCACACCTTCCTGCTCCAAACCTTGTACAACCGGGTCATCACAAGACGGAGAAATATCTTTCTTCAAAATATCATCGCATACTCCCATAAATACCTCCTTTCCTAATATGCAACTTGTACCAGATTATCCTCGCCGATCATAGAACCAAGTTTACCTGTAGAATAGATATAATTCTTACGGGATTTTCTTTCAAACCAGATATCAAGGTCTGACATAGGGTTATCACCTTCACAGCCGTACATCAGATTGTCCGGAGAACACAGAACAGCACGATGGGGAAGATTCAATTTGGTTTTATCATTCTGATATGCTTGGATAAATCGATCCCAAATTGAACATTTTACAACTGTAACACCGTCATACTCCCCTACTTCAAGTCCGTCAAAAATAACTTCCCAAGGCATAATAACCTTATATTTTTCTCTCACGTCACGAGATAAAGAATCACACAATGATTTCGTAGCAAAAATTGCATGTCCAGACTTTTGGAAAATACGACTATCCGCATCTTCAAGCATTGCATCAAATATAGAAGTTGCAGCACCCAATTCTTTCATCTTGGATTTTTGCAAAGCATAAGATGCTTCAGCATTGGATGATATGACAGTATGCTGGCTAGCATTAGCTGTACATATAGCAAACAGACGTTTAAAGAAACCGTCACATGTTTTAAACAATTCAACATTCAAACCATCTGTAATTTGCCCTGAACCTTCAACATTGGCAGCATCCTTATCTCCAAACCAAGTAAAGCGCCACAACATTTTCATCATTGCTTCCGTTAGCTTCGGAAGGACGATTCCATCCATATACTCAGTAGAAGTAAGGTCCGCAATATTAGTACCGGTTTTTAGGCAATATTTAGCAATAGTGTTTTCCAAATCCTCATAACACATTTCCAATGGAACTTGCCAATCACCAATTTCCCAAACCTTTTGGGCTGCAGCAATAGCCACCTTTTGATATGTAGGATCACATCCAGAGCCTGCGATACCCACATCCTCCATTTCACCAATAAAACCAACTTTCTTGCCATTGGTCACTTTAGGCATGAACGTCATAAAACGCTCCATATCCTCATTCTGAAAGACTGTCAATTCAATCAAGTCTTTCAAATCTTTCACCGCCTGATTGTCCGGTGTCAATTTTGAAAAATCCAAAATAGGCATACTCAAATCTCCTTTCTTTACTTTTTAGCTCGCTTTTCTCTTTCTTCTCTCAACTTCCTCTGAATAGGTGTTTCCTCTGCACTGGCCTGAGGATCAACAGTTGTCTTAAAAGTCTGGGCACGTAAAGAAACCCTGTAGGTTGAGCAATGCTTCGCCAACCAATTTTCCCCACCTGCCATCTTTACAGCATTCAGAATCTTATTGTCCTCAACTGTACGGGCGTTAACTTTCAAAGCCGCATTTTCCGCTTCAAGTTCTTCAATGCGGGCCTTCAAAGCCTCAATCTCCTCATCACCATTTTCTTCCTCCTGATCTTTAATCTCCGTAATTACTCCATCGGTTACGATGATAGTCTTCCCATCAGGCATAACATGTTCACCGTCAGGAGACGCGGCATCCCCGACTTGCGGTTCTCCCTCTTCACGTTCCACCGTCAGTATATTACCTTCGGCGTCTGTCAACTCCATAGATATTACTGGAATATCCTCAATCTTTTGATAGCCACATTTGGCAAGCAACTTATCAATGATAGATTGCTTCACTGTCACTTGTTTTTCTTTGTTCATTTTTTTACTATTAAGTTTATAATCGATTCCTTTTGCTGTAGTTGGGACAAGAACAGCAGATATAAATCCTAATTGTTTTGCAACCTCTCCACCAAACCATGTTTCTTTATTCATTTGAGTTTCCAATACGTTTGGCTCTGTCCCTGTCCTTTCAACATAGACAGCTAACATCTTAGCTTTTTCCGTTTCCAAACTTGATTTAAGGGTTTCTATCGTTTCAAGGTCTAAGACATCGTCATACTTTGCCAAATATGGTTTGTGAATGAGAAACTTTGCATGGGGATAAGCCTTTCTGCGTTCCAGCGGTGCAGACAGTAGAATAATTGTCGCCATAGAAGCACATCTTCCAACAACAGTACAAGAAATTTCCTTACCCGATGCACGTAATGCATCATAAATTGCATACCCCTCAACAGTATCACCACCACATGAATGTATTTCAATGTCGATTGTAGGGTCAGCCGGGTCAAGCCATGAAAGAAAATATTGAATATCTGGAAACGAAAGCCCTTCATCGCCGGTCAAATACCAACTCTCCAGTTTATCTCTATCAGCTACAATGTCCTTATTAATGTATAATTTTGCCATACTACATAATTGTTTGTAACAAAGGTAGAAAACAGAATACGGCTTGAAGAATATAAGAAGTTTATTCCACTGACACGCTATGTCAGTAACTTTTAGCAATAACAAGAAAAGTTCTGATAAAATTAAAAGACATGCATTTATAGATTAAAATATGAAAATTCCCCCATTCTTACCTTGCATTTCCAAAATCAAGGCAAAAATAGGGGAATACCTCTGTTTCAGCTTACAAATATCAATAAGACTAATTCACCTTTCTATTTTCAAATAGTCTTTTGTTTCTATATTACTTTATTTCCCAAAATCGATACCCAGAAGCTTCATTATAAAAGGAGCTATATCCGTTTGTTTCATAACTGGTAATTCCTTTTTCTCAATCCCGCATCCAAATGCTACTAATGTCGTAGGGTCAATGCCTGATAGATAGCCATGCTTACCTCCAAACTTCTCTATAACATCCGCTCCGGTACGAGCAGTAGCAACAGCTACTCCTTTTACGGGCTCCAACGCAAACGCCACTTCTGGGTCACACCCAACCTTGCCTAATTCTTCTTTTTCTACTATACGGAATAATGCTTGGGTCGTATCTGGTAATGAAGTCAGTTTTTTGCGAATTTTATTCAAAGTAGTTTGATCATTCTTGTCTTTTAGATAAAGAAACATCATAGCTCCTGCTCCATGAAAGCAAGCTTTCCACTCTCCTCCAGGTTTTTCACTCAACAAACCTTCTTGCACTAACCATACGTTCGGAACAATACTTTTACTATAGTTCACAAAGCCGTGATCGCCGCATACAATTACGGTAGTATTGTATAATAATTTATTCCGTTCCAGATTTTCCAGAATCAACCCTACAGCATGGTCGGCACTTCCTACTGTTGCACTCACTCTGTCAGACCTCAATCCTGTAGCATGTTGGGCATAGTCAGTAGTAATCAGATGTATTGTCATTAGATTGGGTTTATAAGTATTCATAATATAATTGGCCATTGCGGCAGTACGAGCATCTCTATCCATAGAACCGGCACTAAAATTTTTATGGTTCAATTTTCCAGTGGCTTCCCGTTCCAATTCATCTAAAAAGCCTTTCGGAGTACAGTAGGGCTTGATGTATTCCAATTGATTAGCAACGGGCTTTACCGACCAATATTCAGGTACATTATAATGAATAGATTTTGCTCCTACAGATACAGGCCAAAAGAGAGAGGCTACGATCAACCCGTTTTGGTTTGCAGAATCCCAGATTGTAGTTGCTTTGATAGAGTCTGCATACCAATAGCTTACGTTTCCTGGTTTGTTCTCTGTAAAAGGAGAGTTATAGTAGATACGATGTTGAACAGGTTCTACTCCTGTCACAATAGTTATGTGTGAAGGGTATGTAGCTGTCGGAGTAATTCCTTTGATACGTTCCACAAACAATCCATCCCGCTTCATTCTTTTTAAGTTGGGTGAAGGCATTGTACTATCTGTTACCATTTCGGTTCTCATTCCATCAATGGTAATAAGAATGACGTGTTTAGAACGATCGGCAGCAGTCGCGGTGCCTATTAAACAACTACATAAAAACATTAAAATATTTCTTTTCAATTTCATCGTTTGATTAGTTAAAGAAAGGAGCCACATATTCTGAAGATTTATTTTGTACGATAACGCGATTCATATTGTATTTAATAACTACTGTTTTAGTATCCTTATTCATTTCGAAGGCATCCATCTCCTGATTTAAAGGAATAAAGGGAGGTATTTGAGCGGTTGTATAATTGGCAGCTGATGGAGTGTTTGCTGCTTCTGTTTCACATATCGGCAGCCGGATTCCTAAATCAGCTACCCGCCGTCCTTCTGCTATGAATATCTCCTGACGCATGAGATAGAGTATTTCCAGTAAATTATCCACTGTGGTTGGATTATCTATCATCGCTTCTGTGACAGAAGTTCCTGAAATGTAAGGAATAGAAATTAAATTGGGCATTTGACGATCAAGTACTAACCCACTTCTTAGTTCATCTTCAGCCGAAGCAGCTACTTTGTATTCGGAACTGTTGGGATATTCTTTGTATCCTCCGTTATAACGTCCTTCTAATTGGTCGTTAATATCGGTTTCTACCGGACGTTTTTTTACAAGTGCCAACAATTCCTTCAAAATACTTTTTGCTCCATTAAGATCATTATCAGCTAAAGCTGCTTCGGCCAGAATCAGATAAGCTTCTTCCGCTTTAGCTATACAGATAGGACGTGCTTCAGTTGCGCTGTTCTTCTGAAAATATTTCGGATCAAGAAAATCAAGTCGAGGTAACGGCTGAAAGTTTGTTCCGTAGATATATCCTTGTATAGAACTTTCTACACCGTTATCTCCATCATATTCAATCTGCTCTACAAAGTCCTTGGACAAGGCTAACGCATTATTTGAATATTGCACAGCATTTGTTTTGTCTCCTAACCTATAATAAGAGCGGGCTATCACTGTATTTATGAATGCTTTTTTACCAGCATCATTAGTATAGTTCAAAGCCTCTGTAAAGGTGGAAATCGCTAGATTCAAATTTTCCTGCCAACTTTTTACCTCTCCTCCGTTTTCAACAGGAAGCGCAAGGAAATACTCTCCTGCCAGTAAATAAGAAAAACCTTTTATATAATAAAGGTTGAAACGCTGAGCATCTGTAGTAGTCGCATCGGCTGCAGCCACCACTTCTAACCCCTGAATAGCGGTTTCACGTAATGTACCAATATGGCGTTGCAAGTTTGTGACATCTACATCTGTGTATAAGATTGTAGGGAAATCAAAAACTTTGCTGCTTTGACTGTAATTATTGAAGTAATTATCAGATAGTATTTCTATGAGTTCCACATACGTACCTATAATGGTGGCAAATGAACGGTTGGCTCCATTTACCCAAGTACTCATTGCATTTGGGGTCTGCAAGAACGTCTTTTCGTCCACGTTAGGATTGATAATGTCATTGGGCTGCAACAGCTCGCATGATGCGCATGATAAGGCTAAAGCCCCTAACAGAATACAGTTTTTTATCTTCATTTTTATTATTTCATTAAGAGTTGGACATTTTTAGAAGGAGATACGAATAGAACCTACATATTGCCGAGGAGTGGAGTATGAAGAATAATTTAGTCCACCTACGGCTACTGCACCTTGAGAACGAGCTCCTGCCAAAGCTGCTTCAGGATCTACAGAAGAAGCCGTAAAAGCAAACGGGTTATAGACATTAAAACCAAAATTGATGTTCTTCAAATACTTTTCAGGCTTATAGTCATAGGAAATCCCAATATTCCTAATTTTCACAAAATCCGACTTTTCTACGAAAAAGTTTGTGAAATTTAACCAATTGGCACCTTGATCTAATCCTTCCAAAGCTTTTTCCGGTATTGCACTGTCTTTTAATCCTTTGGAGAAACGGAATTGACGGTCGAACGAATGTACGTATGCTCCGTATTGATAATCACCGTTAATCATCAAAGACAGATTTTTATAGCTTGCAGAAAGAGAGAAGTTTCCATATACAGTAGGGAGTGTGGACCCTAAATTCTGTAAAGGAAGAATTTCTTTTAATGAGTTATCCGAATTCAGTACAGCTTTGTAACCGCGGATGAAACCTACCGGCTGTCCTTCAGCTACTACAGTTTGCACTGTTCTTGACGAGAAGCCACCAATAGCAAATGGTACTGCATTACCGATACTCAGAACCTTGTTATGGTTGGTGTTGTATGATGCATTCAAGCGAACATTCCAGTCTTTAGTATCTACCAGTTGTAATCCTACACTCAATTCAATACCTTTGTTCTCAATTTCCCCTACATTAGACAGATAGTTGGCCGACTGTCCTGATGAGGGAAGAGACGGAATACTGAAAAGGGCATCTTTAGTTAAAGCATAATAATAAGTAAAACCAAGATTTAAAATACGATTAAAAAGAACCGCATTAAAACCCGCTTCATAAGAATGTTTCTTTTCTGGAGCCAAATCCGGGTTTCCATATTTACCGAAAGAAGCGGCTTGTTGTCCTTGAAATGAATTGAAAGCTACTGTGCGTTGATATTCAAAGGCTGGCGGATAGCTACCTGCCACACCATAGTTTGCCAAAATACGTACATTGTTAATAAAATTACTTTCTTTAAAACTTTGCATGAAAGGTTCTTCGGAAAGTACATAGGAAATTCCCACTTTCGGATAATACTGCCAACCTACATTGTCACCAAAAGCTGTGTTGTAATCCGAACGTAGTCCCAGATCTATGTAATAACGATCCAAAAAGCCGATATTCTCCTGAATAAAATAACCATAGTTATATAGATAACTCAGCCATTCATTGGAAGTCAATGTTCCTGCCCCTGCTACTATTTGCGCACCATCTCGCACATTGGTACCATTATAAACAGATTGGTGGTCGTATGTGCTAAAAAATTGGAAACCAGCTGTAGAAATCAGACTGAAGATGTCCTTATAACGATATTTGTATTGTCCATTTATATCGATAGTCAAACCGAAATAATTACGGTCAAAATTAGAAATACTTCCCGCGTCTGACGTACCTTCCGGCTTTTGCTGGGTGTGTATCAGATATTCATTGGTAATGATGTTCTTATTATTATTCAGACGGTAGTCCACTCCTAGTATGCCTTTAAAAGTAAGATTGGTTAACGGGGCATAACTTAAAGACTGTGAAGTTTGGAAACGTTTCACAGATTCCCGGTTATTCTGTAATGCTTCAGCTGTGTTTACAAAAGATTTCATTTGGGCAAAAGCATAATCATCCAAAGCATCCAAATCGGCTCCATAGTTTACTTGCTTACCTTCAGTATTTGTATATTTAAAATTAGTTGCGGCTGCACCTTCCGTAAACCACAATCCTGTATATCCACCTTGGTTGCCGTTACGGCTACGGGCAAAGTCCTGTATCACCATACCAAATGAATTCTGATACTCAAGAACTTTGTTGAATTTCACTCTTGAGCCGAAACGTAGGTCATACTTACGGTCTTCGTTCCCATCCTTTATCAGAGTACCGGTACTATTACTCATGTTCGCTCCAAAACTATAGCCATATTTTTCAGCTCCACCATCAAAGCCGATACGGTATTTTTGAGTAAATCCTATTTGATGCAACAATTCTTTTGTACGTTTAAAATGATAAAATTGTGAAGAAGCCACATCCGCCTCTAACTGGGTTTCAGCAAAAAAAGAAATCTTTTGCTCTGTTCCCTTTTTAGTAAAAATCTGGATGACCCCGTTGGCAGCATCTGAACCGTAAAGTGTAGTAGCTGCACCGCCTGTTACATATTCTATGTGGTCAATGTTTTCCATAGGAATATCACCTATAGAGCCAGTCACGGCACTATTACCGCTTAAAGAGTTATTTAAGGTGGCTCCAGTATTCATATTATCCACACGTACTCCATCTACATAAATTACCGGAGTAGAATTAGAATAGGCAGATGACAGCCCCCTTGATTTAACTAATGAAGTGGTACCAGCTTGACCACTGGCCATCGTAATTTGCACATTAGGTAGGGAGTTCTGCAATATCTGATCGATTCGCCCTTGCTTCATACGTTCCAGTTCTTTACTATTGACTGTCGTTACATTCGATGATAAACGCCGTTTCTGTACTTCTGCACCTTGCCCAGTTACTACAACCTCATCCAGTTTGAAATTGTCTTGGTCAAGCTCTACCTTAATGTTGTCAGCAGGGTTTACAGCTAGCAGTTGAGTTTCATATCCTATATAGGACACTTTCAATTTAGATCCTCGGACAGCCGTTATCTGAAATTCGCCATCCATATTAGTAACCGTTCCAATCGAAGGATTATCGCTTAGTACCAATGTTACCCCCGGCAATCTTTCCTGTGTTTTCTTGTCAAAAATAACACCTTTCATTTTAACCGTAGCCACTTTCTTTGAGACCTCCTCATCGGATGTCAAGACGTAGCCCTTTTCTACTTTTTTACGCTCTAACATTGTTTTCTGAGTAGCCATCATATAAGATGTGCTCAGTAAAACAGTTAAAACAATCAAAATACCTTTTCTCATTTTAGTACGTTAAGTAATTAATAAATTTGATTCAATAATATCTTTTACGTACTATTGACACAGAGCATGTTCAAAAGTGTATAACGGCTGCATTTCTTTTGTATGTCAATTTCATTTCAGCCATACTCACGTTATTTCTTTGTGGAATAAGGGAATATTGACAACCCTGCCTCTATTCAACATGATTTCTAAGATAATATTTCAGTAACTTCAAAGATTGTGTATAGTAACATTTGACTGTGTTTATCGGTATATTCAATTCATCCGCTATTTCTTGATTGTTTAATCCCCTATATATTTTCAACAGGCAAATCTCCCGTTTGAAACTTGGCAGTTGCTTTACAGCCCAACGTAAATAGCTGAACTTCCTTTCTTCTTCAAGTTTTTCTTGTAAGCCATCATCAATAATATTATTCTGTTCAGTTCTTTCCATATCCTCTCTTGCGATTATATCATTCGTATCCCGAATCATATTTAACAAATAATTTTTCGTCATAGTATAAAGATAATTTCTCAAGTGTACTTTAATATGGCAAGTGGAGTGTACTTCCCACAGGTGCAGGAAAACCTGCTGAACGACATCTTCTGCGAGATTTCTCTCTTGCAAATACCTGTACGACAGACTATAAAGCATCGAATAATACTTATTATAAAGCTGTGTAAAAGCATCTTGATTACCTTGTTTTAGTAGTGAGAACAAATATTCATCCTCATAAGTAACCTTTGTCATTATCATAACCTGGGTGTATTAAAATAGATTGCAAATCTATAGAGCAATTAAAATATACCTAATTACAAGAAAATTACATTTTAGTTACAAACCATATATACAAATTTGTTTTCAACATTTTTCCTAAAGTAAAACTCTATTTTTAGCAAGAAAAAATATCTGGCACCTATATCCTAATTAGGTTTGAACACAGAATTAAAAAAATAATTCACAATGAAACCTTAGATATTAACTGTACTTGAAAATTTATCAATGATTCGATAAATTGTCCTTTCTGCAATATTATACTCATCAGATAAATATTGCATGATATAGGTCTTTTTATGCCCTTCCCGTAACAAGCGCATATATTCCTGATATACTGGGATGTATTTCACATCCCCAACATCAAGAGAAACACCATCCATTACTTGGAGGATGTTCCTATTCAGAATTAATAACTCATACGCATTCATACACTACCAAGATTCTCGACATACTTTACTCTATCTGCAACAGAAGTAAATTCCTCTACGGACAATACCGGCGGCGGAGCCATCATCATACCCTTTGCAACAGCCTTGGAAAGCATATCTTCACCCAACGCCTGATTGGATGAAGTAGTGACGTTGATAGGAATGCCACCACCCATTTGGTTAAAAGCTGATAATAACGGAGCAAACATAGAAGTCGCGGCAGCCGTCATTACACTTTCACCATTAGATAACATCGCCGGTATAGAGTCACTTGTACCCGAACCTGGACCTACTACTGAACCACCCTGTGCAAATTTAGCACTTTTTACCGTAGAAATAGCAGCCGCAATGTTAGAAAGTATAGTAGCTATGCCACTTGCCATTGTACCAAGTCCAATGATACCCTTTCCTGCTTCCGCTGAAACCATTTTAGAAATAGCCTTACCTGTATTGATTGCAATTTCAGCAAGAGCCAAAGCCTTACTTGCAATGGCAAAGTTACGGTCTTGATTACCTATCTCATCTGTCAAGGCAATAAGTCCATTTGTAACAGTAGCCATAGCATCATATTTGGATTGTTCAATAGCTATCTCCTTATCTGCAACAGCTTTCTTTGCATCATTATAGTCATTTTGAGCTTGAAGTTTACGCAAATTAAAAGCTTCTATACTTTCCCCCTCAAGTTGCTGTATAGTATTCAACTCTGCAAGCTTCTGCTCCATCTTAATACGGAGAATTTCTTGTTCGTCACCGTATGTCTGGGCTATTTCTGTTTCAAAACGTATCCTTAATGCATCCTCTTGTTTCTTGATTATGGAGTTATTATGCTGCTCGGTCAAATCATCAATCTTTTTGTTGTACTTCTCCATAATAGTAAGTTTCATCTGCTCGGTTAGCTCTTTCTGCTGAAGCTCCGCATCACGTTGGGCTACAAGTTGCTGCATCTTTAATTGATACTCCTGCTCGCTTCCGGCTTTTACAGATTCAAGCTGCAGGGCGATAAGCTTCTGCCGATTTTCAATTTCTTTTCTCAGTTCTTCATCGGAGAGCTTTTGCAAAGCTGCTATTTTTTGCTGTTCAAGAGAAAGAATCTGTTTTCCGATTTCCTCTTTGGCACGAGGTGTCAAGTCTTTTTCGGTTTTCAAGCGGATTTCCAAATCTTCAATCTGACGGCTATATTCATATTCTATCTCTTGCGTCTGCTTTTTCCGGCTATCTTTGACGAGCTTTAGCATTTCATCCTCAGCCTTACGTATCTCTTGCAGTTCTTTCTTTTTGATTTTTAGAGCTTCGGCCACAACTTTAGGGTCAACAATCGGCGTTTTCTTTTTATCGGCATCTCCAGTATATGAAGACACCAAGTTAATAGTCTCTTTCCTGGACTCCACAGCCGATAACTGTGCTATATAATCATTCCATGAAGAAGCGATATCCTTGTTTATGGCTGAATTAGAACGATCTTTGCCTATTCCCTGACGCCAGAATGAAACATCATCTAACTCTTTATTATATTTCTCATTGATAGCAATAGTTTCCTGCAAGTATTCTTCTTCCTGTTTCAGAGATAAATTTAGCATCTGCAGCCTTTCTTCTTTGGCCTTTTTTAAAGCTTCTTCCCCAGAAATCCCCATTTTCACATATCGAATTCGTGCCGCCTCTATCTTGGCATATTCATCTCCGACATTAGCCTCTGCAACATTCTTACCAAGCTCAACAGCCGCTTTAGTTTCCCGTTCTGATATGTCTTCTACCGATTCAAACAAAGTTCGTACATCTTTAATCAAAGAGGATAAAGCATCATTGACGAAAGTCTCAACCTTAGCCGTCATTTTCTCAAATGAACCACCTGTAGCGTCAAAAAGCAAAGCGACCTCTTTGGTTAGTTCCGTTTGAGAAGCGAGCAAGTCATCTTCCACTTTACCCAGTTCCCCGGTCTTACCTTTGACTTCATTTAGATTAACAGAAATATCTTTCAAGGTACGGATATATTGCAAGCCGGCATCTTCTCCCGGACCGCCAAAGATATCTGCAATGGCAGTTCCAACCACCGCACTGCTTTCCGGTAGTTCATCCAATTTGGCAGATACTTCCTGCATGATTTGAAAAGTAGTCTTTGCTCCTGTCTGCAAATCTTTCTGGACTTGTTTAGAGCTGATACCGATACCATCCAATGCACCAGCCGTTGATGTAGTCATTTCCCGAAGCCGGGTATTCGCCTCTTTGATAGTATCAATTCCCTTATCAGAGAAGACACCCTGCTTATTGGTTTCTGCAATAATAGCAACGAACTGATCCGCAGAGATACCAGCCTCTTTGAAGTATGCCGGATATTCTTTCAAAGCAGATAGGAACTCACCATTCGCATCTGCTCCGGCAATGAAACCATCTTTGATTACTTTCAACGCTTCATCAGAAGATATGCCAAACTGTTTTTCTACGGAATTAATAGCAGTCAACATATCCCGGAAGTCTTTACTGTAGTAATCAGCCAAAGCTTGTACTTCACTCCGATAGATTTTCAAATCATCGCCAGACTTATCCGTAAATTGCTTTGTCAATTTGGTAGCCTCTTTTACCCCCTTATTGTAGTCATACCACCATTTGAAAGCAAAACCGACTCCGGCAACACCTGCTATACTCATAAATACCGGATTTTTCAATAATGCCTTTAGCGTTGAACCTAAAGCAGATGCTTCTGTCTTCATATTGGAGAAAAAGCCTTTCACTCCATTTGAGTTCTGGGCGATATTCAACAAAGAATTTGCAAAGTCATTATTGATACCTACAAAATCTTTCAAAGCTTCCTCGTAATTACCGACATTACGATAGAAACGCTGTGTACCCTCTTCCGCTTCCTTCAATTCATCGGTAATGGCATTTATCTTATCTTGAATCTCTTTGCCCTTGGCACTGTTACGTTCCGCACGACTTAACCTATCATAAGAAGCAGTCAAATTAGAAAGTTCCGCACGTAATCTAACTAAGCTACCTTCAAGCTCCGTCTGTTCCTTACGCTCATTCTGTATTTGCTTACTCAGAATTCGAACAGCCTCGTTCACTTCACGAGTAGCAATCTTGGTTTCTGATAACTGTAAGTTATACTCTTTGCGACTCATACGTCCTGCTTTCAAATCCTCTTTTAAAGTTTGTTCTCTTTTTCGAAGTACATCCAGCTGAGTACGATATTCTGCGATTTTTCGGATAGCATCATCGTATCGTACCCGAATATCCAGCACTCTTTCTTCTACATTTTCCATAACTATACCTCCAACTGTAATAATTTACACTCACATATCCCCGTATCTTCTGCCTTTACAGATATAATAGCATAGTATCTACCGTATTGGCCCAGATATACCGGAACCGTTACATCCAACTCTTTTAGCTCAATATCGTTAATTTCAATTTTTTCCGTAATGACAACCGGATTATGTACCACCTTTTGGTATGATTGATAATTTTTAGACAACAAGGCATGCCATGACAACCCGTTGAATGTTGCCCTTGACTTACCATTGTTACTAATCTCCAACAATATACGAGGTTCAACTTTCCCTATCTTTCCAATCTCCTCGTTATCTTCATATTCATAAATTGGAATATATGCTTTACCGGCTCTCGTATCGGTTGCGGCAAAAGGAAGCGTAACGCTATCTTTACTTAGTTCAATAGTCTCATCATCAACATTGATGCATCCTTCATAATCTCCAGATACTGTTTTGTCTTCTTTCCACTTGTAGACATTCTTTTGAGCGAATCCATCAAGAGAAAACGAGATAGTTTTAGGTTTATTATCCTGATACGACGCAACCACCTTCGTAGTCCAATCTATAGCCCTAGACTTGTTAGTTATAACTTCATCCATTGAAACAAACCTAACCGTAACATCATCTTTGACTACAGCAAATGTACCAGACATAACAGATAAAGACTTAATGAAATCAATCTGCTTTATGTTTGGCAAATTGGATATAATAGGATAATATCCATCGCTTATTCCATCTTCAAAAACATTGGTTTCTTCAGTGAATGCCAATAACCCGACTACAAAGGTTGTACTTCCCCAACTGTTTGTAAAGAATCCAGTATCAGCAAAGGCGAAATAGATCACATCTCCCGCAGCCAATACAGATGTATAATCATCATATTCAAAAGATACAAACCAATTTTGATTCCCTTGCTTTTCTAAATCTATATAACCAACGGAGAAGACTTCCTCCGCAACCCCATTCACTACTTTGTAAGCTACAAATCTCGGATTAGGAACCTCTGTTCTCACAAAATTAAAAAACATTCTTCCCATGATCCGGATTTTGGTATTGTTCTTCAAAATCTTCATGCCTTCATACTTGGATGAACTAAGGTCTACCGTTTCCAGATAATCTGTTTTTTTATAAGTAGACGTACTACCTCTCAAAACATATCCATAATCATGATTGGGTCGCGTTCCGTTCACATACTCATAAGTGATTCCGAATTGATTATTATAATCCTCTCCCTTTCCTTTCTTGGTTAACATCGGGATAAGGAGTTTGTTAATCAGATTATCTGTGACATTGGTAGGAAATAAGAATTTGATACCGCTATCCTGGGATATACGTTCTAAAATCCAACCTGCCCGGACACATGGATGGATATAGTTCTTGTTATCATAATTCCGTACCCCCATATTCATATCGGACATGATAAAACTTGCACCATCTTGATAATTACTAATCTCTCTTTTCCAAATAGTATAATACTCAGGATAACTATCTTTCAAATCATTCAATGTTTTGTCACCCTCAATAATGTTAGATAACAAGCTAATATTCCCCCACGTCAAAGCTATTTCAAAAGAATCCGCCCCAGTCATTAATACAGCTTTCCCGTTAGAAATAATTTCAACCCCGTTACGGATATACCTTGTATCATGAAACGTTCTCGGATAGTCAGTCTGGCATGCCGGAAGGTCAGCATGTTGGATAATACGTTGATTCCTGACTGTCTTAGGCAACTTGATCGTATAACTGTTATTGCTTACGATCTTACTCAAATCGGTAAACAGGTTACTTTTATAGTTCAAAGTAATCTTAGTACTGTCATCCAAATCCACCAATTCACCGTCAATAAACAATAAATCATTTCTCATAAGCTTTGCACCCTTATCTCTGGTAAAATAATCGTTGCTACAAAATCTTGAAGAACAGCACGAGTTTTGTTAAAAGTTTCAACCGCAATGTTCACCCCTTGCCACCGTTCCTTTTTATCAACATCTTTTCCCATGTACATATCTACTACTGGAGACATGGTAAGTTGAAAAAGGAAATCGTATGTATCACTATCCACCAATGGAGCACATACAGGAAGTGTATTTTCTTCTGTCTTACGTTGTTTACGTCCTGTTCCACCATGATAACCATTTACATAACTATAATCACGCATGTTGTTACGAATGAATTCCCCGTTATTCACCACTTGCTTCTTTTCATCACCAGCCTTAAACAACCAATAGCAATAAAATCCATGCCGGCTAATCCAACGAAGATATACCCCGCTTGTACAGTCATCAATAAGCAACTGGACACTAGAGGAAGCTCCCGCCACTATATGAAAAGTGTAGTCAAATGTCATATCGAATACGCTTCCAACAGTTCCAGTTCCAGACAAATCAAATTTCACTTCTTTTTGAGCATCGATTCCCGTCAAGAATAGATTGTAAATATTACGTTTGGGTAACCTGACAGCAGGTAAGGACTTACCATCAGCAGTAACATTGACGCTGCTTTCCCCGGCTGAGTACATACCTATTGTAAATGGGAAGTTCTTGAACCATGTTAACACTCTGTCGCCATTATATCGCTCTCCGATTTTCATCGCTCCCCAAACGACATAAGTCTCAAATTGAAAGCTCTCTCCTAACTGCCCATTCTCGGAATACATGTTCAGATCAAATGAGAATAACCGCCCCAACTGTGTATCTTCCGCACCTGACAAAGAATAATCTATCCTTCCAAATTGAATTGTATCAAAGTACGATTGGGTATAAAAGGATAAGTCGAAGAAGCATGTACTTTGAAACAACGCCCTTTTTTCGGAGTGTTCAATCCCCGTTGCTACATCACGTACGACAGCTTCTATCCATGCCCATGGATGGCCCAAAACGTTTACAACCATCGGATTAAAGCAGAAAGCTATCTCATCCGGATATTCAATCGTTGTATTATCTATCTTATGAGTTCGCATTGCTATTCAGATTTATATGTTTCACATCCTTTGAGAAAATACCAAATACACGATTCATTATATTTTGTATTGCTATTTCAATATCTTTTGAATATATGTCTTCATGTTTCCCTGTACGATAAAGCCTGGTGCCTTTTTCTGCTATTTTCCGGGCTACGAGATAAGCAAATGACTTAGGCTTTTCTACTTGAATACCTTTATCTATCATCCACTGCCGAATAATCTTATAAAAACCCTTAGGTACTTTCCCCGGTCCACGTCCTGTTTCCAATACACCGAAAGCCTTCCTACCAAACAGAATTCCATGATCATCATCCACTACGACATGCAAGCTCTTGATAGTCCTTCCACTTGCACGCTGCCCAGCCTGTATATGGTTCTCAACAATACGCTGCCGAAGACTTTCCAATTCTTCATTCAGGATACCCTTTATCTCTTTTCTCCTATCTTCCATAACTAACACATTGAGACTCCTTGAACCTCTTTAAGTTTCAATTCTATTACAATTCCGGTAACATTCACATCCAATTTATCGTAAAAGATAGAATAAGGAACTTCATCACTCACCCACTCAAATAATCCACTTTTATTAAGCTCACGAATAAAGTTCACTGCATGTTCTTTACAACGTTCTATGATAGTATCATTCTCCTTACCGTCAAAATCAAATTCAGTCTTATCGGCAAATGCTATCATGCAATTAGGGCAATCCCTCAACTGCGTTCTGGATATAATAAACTTACCGGATACAGGTAGTAGATTAATGATAGCCGGTAATGGCATCTTATCCAATCGGACATTAGCCGTCGCCCAGTTATCAAACAAATAGGTTATACCCTTCAGCTTTTCTGCAACAGAAGCCATTTTCCTTTCTACACTTGTGTTCATTTGCTATTATCTTGATAAATTTTACGTAATCTTCGCTCATATCTTATCTTCTCGGCATCCATATCGAGACATTTATACACTCTTATCCATGGAACCCTTTCTACCAACTCATGATCAGTGATTCCCATGCGGGTTGCATAATAATCTACTAAACCAAACAAGCCAAATGACAGTTGGTCTACACCTGCACGTTTTTCTTCAGGAGTAGGCGCCACGTTTGTTGTTTCAAACAGTTTGGTTATCCGTTCCACCTCTTTAGTAACCCATGAGGAAAATCCCAAAACGCCCTCTACCTCACATACTTCTATTTGTTCAACAGAGAATCCTAAAAGGACATGACATGGTATCATTATACAATCAACATCGCTTGATATAGATTGTAGTCCCATAAGTTGCCCAATAGTGGTATCATTCAGATTATCCGGCAAACGAACTCCCAAAATGAAATCCGGCTTTGGGAGTTTCTTTATCTGTTCCAATAATTCAGTAACATTACTTGCCACCTCACTTAATATCAAAAATTCTTTTACTGTCATATCTGTCCTAATTTTGCTTTTGGTCGTTTGGGAATTGGTTTGATACGGAAGAACATTGCCATTATCAGCATATCAAGATAATCCGGAGAATGACCAAGTATCTCTTTCATTTTCTCTTTACTGATTATTCCTTTCTTTCGGGTATCAGCATCTATATGGTCTTGCTTTAAAACTCCTAATTCTTCGATTATACGCTCTCTTTGGGCTTCCGTACATATAATCCTTATCTGTCGGTTATTTATTAGTTCTGCGAGCTTAAAAGCGCACTCTGATTTCAGATTGTCAAACTCCGGATTAATAGGGCGGTTACCACCATGAAACTCTTTGATGCCATTCAGATAACTTTCAAGATAACTCCCCAGCCCATCACTATCAACTACCATCATACTACGTGGAATCTTCCACTGTATCATCATGTTTTTAAGATCCGTTTCAATGGATTTACCCGTACTGTATTCCTGGTCTAACCTGATGTTACATACATTACCTATCCAATGCCCACAGACAAAACGGTCTCGGCCTTTCATGGCAAGGTCAGAAGAACCAGTCGATAAGCCTATCGGTTGTACATGCTCATTTACAAACAAATCACAAATGGCATCATAATCACAGAGAACCGTAGGGTCATTATCGTACTCCCAGTTTCCATACAATAGTCGCTCTTTCGTAACTTTATCTTTTGTATTCCGGAGTGTATCGATGTAATCTTCTGTCGCATAAGGGTTATCTTGTACAAGCGCCTGAATAAAAGCGTAAGGAGCTTTCAGTTTCTTCTCTTTCCATGGTTTATAAAACTCTCTATAAAGCCAGTTCTTTTTAGGATTACAAGTAATAAGTATCTTACCGGGAATGTTATAGACATCATTTAAGTGTCTACCTATACGGGTCTTTAAAACCTCAAAAGCGAGATAGTGAACCTGTCCTGCTTCTTCAATCCAGCCGCCCGTAAACTCCTTAGAGCCCAAACGTTCATACATAGGGTCTTTAACCGGATAATAAGTCAAATCAAGAAAGATAATCTCCGAACCATTCCCTAACCTTATACCGTCATTCGTTTGCTTGTAATCAGCGAACTTATGCCACTTGGCAACCTTATCGAAAGTTACAGAAATAGACTCTCTACTATCCTTTAAGTTATTTCGCCCAGCAAACCAGCGAGTACCGGGAAGATAGTAAGCACATTGCATCAGCCATTCGCAACCAAGCCATGACTTACCACCGCCACCGGCACCACCATAACATAAGAACTTCGTAACATCGTCACGAAGATAGTTATAGGCTAAACGCTGCTTTATGTTGACTCTCTCTCTCATTACTTCATATCTTCAGCCTCTTGGGTATATGGAAGAAAATTAAACCCTTTGAATTCTTTCCCCGCATTCGTATGGTCCACTTCCTGCTTATCCGCAAGCCCAAGTTTACGAGCAATGATATTCGCATTAAAAGCACCGACACATGCACCTTCAAACTGTTGCGTTTCGATTGTTTCTTCCACGCGTGCGATGACCTCTAAAAAATCTTCGTCATTCTTATTTTTACACTCCGTACGAAAGGTGCTCCACCATTTGGATGAAGCGCCTACGTAAATACAAAACCCGGTAAGAGAGTACGGGCGGGAAGTCGGGGAAACTTCCTGTTGCACTTGCTGTTCATTAACAGTTTCCACTTTCTTCCCTTTCTTTCTTTTCACAGGAACCGTCTTTTGAATAGCTTTTTTGGAGAGCCAGGGATTTTCATCACACCACTGGAAATACTCACAGGCAGCTTCCCATAAAAGTTCCGGCGTGGAAAAGAGTTTATCTCTCCCATGCTTACTCCTTAACATCCAAAATTTATTTCCCGCAGGTGCTGCCATATCACTTCTTCATCCTGATTATTTCTCCACAATGGGGACATGCCATTTCAATATATTCGGTCTTTTCTTGCTCTAAGTTCTCCTCAATACGCTCCGTTTTCTTTTTGAAAGCCTCATTCTCTTGACGTTCCATTTCCTGACTGAACTCCCGCTGTACTTCCTCTGCTTGCATATCTTCTGTTGCATAATCATTTGCCGGAGTAAAGTTTACATCAAATCCGAGCAGCTGCTCTATTGGCTCAAAAAAGAAATCTTGCATATCTGCAGGGACATTCATAGTCCTAAGTTCACGTATCAGTTTATCTTCATCCCATGATGCAAACTCCGATGTCTTATTATCAGCAATACGATACTGGCGTGCCTTTTCTTCATCCAAATCAGCGACTATACAAGGTACTTCCTTATATCCAAGATTTAATAGGGCAAAGTATCGTGTATGGCCGACAATGATTTCAAGATTCTTATCTACTACAAGCGGTTGGTTAAAGCCAAACTTCTTGATTGATTCCTCTACCGGTTTGATAGCCTTGCTATTGTTCCGGGCATTATTCCAATATGGAATGATTTTATCTATTGCAATATTCTGTATATCCATAATCATAACTCTGCTGAATCTGTGTGATGAATAATTTCTTTAATGGCTTTGCTGTATTCATAGTTCTTGAACATCTTAGCAAAGCCGGTGATGTGCTTAAGTTTTACAAGCTCTAATGGTTCCATACCAAGCTTCTTACAAATGACTGCATCCGACTCTCCATTTTTAATCATGTTATAAATGATATTCGTCATGCCGTCAACAGAATGTTTACCACGTGCCCGGTTATGCCGGACCGTAGATGCCATACGGTCATTGATATCCTTATCAATAACCACAATGGGGAGACGACCACTATTCCGTCGGGCAATATCCTTGTACATACGTGCAATGAGATTACGGTGAAACCCGTCTACAATGATGTACTTTTGCTCTTCCTCACTCCAAATCGTAACAATAGGTTGTGTATATCCGTCTTCCCGAATGGAAGTATAAAGTAACTGCATTTCCTGCTTTGCCACAGCATTAGGATTATAGTTGTTTGCCTTTACCATTTCCATTGGAACCCAAAGAACACGATCCACCGGGTTCACTTTCTCCGGGGACAAAGAAAATAGAAGTTGCCTCACTTCATTGAAGAAGTTTATTTTATCTGGCGCTTCATCAAGCATCCGGGTGATTATTTCTTTTAGTTTTTCCATATTTATACTTTGATTTATGAACCAATAATCTGTTATTCAATTTTGTCTGTTCAAAGTCTTCGGTAATAATCCCACGAGCAAAAGCGCGGTAAATATCAAGACGGTCTACATCAGACCAATTTGTAACTTTAGTAATCACTGTCTTCAGGTTATTGGAGAAAATAATTTTATTCTTATCCTCGGCTACTATGTTATCAATGAGATACTGCAAATATTCCGGCCAATCCTTAAAACAGTTCGGATAATTACGTATCTCTTCAAAAGCATCCAACAGAAGATGATTTGTCGTACCAATATTGGGGATGCGGGTGTACATGGCATTATATGCCTTCGGGTCAATTTCCTGCAAGTAAGGGATATTCTGATTACTGTTCTCATGAATCAGAGAGGACACCCTGGCCGAACGTAACGGTTCTTTTGAGAAAATGTAATTGTAGGCCTTATTATATCTTAATCGATTGGAGAAGATATAATACCAGATATCGCGATAAGACCAATCATACAAAGGGTACATAACTACTCCATGACTACAACGCTTTCCGTATGTCATACCAGGGAGGGTCTCCTTGCCTGTTAATCCTGCACGACGGGCCGGAGATTCCTCAATACGGACACCACCCAAAGAAACATAATTTTCTCCTAAGTGATGAAATGCAATAGCGTTGAACATGTCTTTAAATCTGTCAGCATCATATACATTCTCTTTGAAAGCAATATCCTCTTTTTCACGCATCCATTCTTTTCCTGGTTCCCAAGGAATAAACCAATCACCGCTATTAGCGTTCCATAATCTGAATGGTACTTGTACCCAAATAGGCTCTACTTCTGGCAAAGACATAACATAACGCATATACTCGACTGTATATGTGTACTCACATTCCTGGTCAAGAAACATAACCGGTATCTTTCGAATACCAAGTTCACGTACCACTTCCAAAGTGATATGCAGCAAAGCGGTACTATCTTTGCCACCAGAAAAACAAACGCCCAGACGGCCACCTATAGAAAATAGCAGCCTTATGCGTTCTTTCGCCGCTTCATACACATTTTGTTCTGAATATAATATCATACGTTAGTCACGATATAATAGTTACTAAACTCTTTTACTTCACAATGAGGAAAGCTTTGTTCCAGCTCACACCTCGAATGTTCATAATATTCCAATTCGCAACCGCTACGTTCGTAAGTCACCGGATGATACGTTTCTTTATAGAACATAAGGAACAAATTCTTCTCCTCGGGGATATCCGTTAACGCTTCGATTTCAATGTAACTGGCCGAACCAAATAGAGCGACAATAGTATTAAATACCACAAACTTCAGGTTTAACATCTCAAACGGGATACACAAGTTATGGTATCCGGGATGCTTCTTCCTGAAAATTTCAAGCATCTTATTGCTCGGATCGATACCGAAATATTCATCCGAAGATACTTTCAGAATATCAAGGAACAGTCCGGTACCACATCCCACATCAAGAATAATTCCGGGAACATCAAAAAGCATCGAGGCTATCTTACTGTTCTCCTCGATGCTGGCTTTGTCTTTAAACAGAGAATCGTAATCCTCTGCGATTGCATCATACTGATTTACTGCGTACATACTTTATTATTTTGATTTACAAAATAAAGATACCGAATAATCCACGAACGGACTATCCGGTATCAAAGAAGTTACTGACACGATTTGGCAGTAGATTTTGTCATGTCACCACATATCGCAATCTTCATTCTTATTCCCATATTTATGTTCCCAATAACTATTGAGACTGGAATATATAGTAACACAGATTATCAAAATCACCACAGTAAACCAAAACCAATCAAATCCCATATTCTACTTTATTACGTTCCACTCACTTTCCAGAATCACATGTTCACACTTATTACACCTATGCAGATAAGTCGAAAATGGAGCCGATGTATAATCTTCGACAGCGATTTCTATGCTGCCACATTCCGGACACTCAATACTTACTTCTTTGAGGTCGGAATAGCCCCAGAAAGAAAGCTTTCCTTTCACGTTCTCAATAGGTTTTGCATAAATGATAGGATTAGCGAGTACCCAGTTATACACTCCCTTCTCTGCCCAAATGGAAGGATGATTTTGTACACAGTCTACTATCTCAACGCTACCAATGATAGAGTCAAATGGCATATTTCCGAACATAGTTTCTTTAGCTATCGTAGCTAATGCTGCTTTTGTCTGTGCATCGGTCAAATTAACGCTAAATTTCCTACCATGGGAACCAGCGGTATGAATGAGAACGCGCCCACGAAAATTGGTTCGCCAAGTTCGGTTCTCGATGTCTTTAATGCCATGGACTATTAAGGAAGCCCATGGTTGTTTTATGGATATTGCTTTCATTTGAATTTGTTATTATAAAAAAATATGTATATTTACAACAAAATTTAAAAACTATGGAATTTGAGCAAATAAAGAAAAAGTTGATTAGCTTTCTCATAGAAAATAAAAATGTCCCATCTACAGCAATAAAAGATGATTTAATATTCACAATACAAACAGATAACGGTATACCTTTTTATCCCGCTCATTTGGTAGTTTTTGATAACCAACTTAATAAGCCATTGTGTCTATTCATTATTGATGATGGTAAAATTCGAGTTCTCAAAAGATTTATTGAAATACATCTCAACAACATTAATAGATTTATAAATGAACCTATTATTATATATTTAGTTAGCTACCAAAACGAAAGCCTATGCTTTTCTGAAGTTTTGGACGATAGTAGTTTAACTCCAATTAAAAAAGAGGATTTTCCTGATTTCGAGATAATGAAAAATGATTTCATTGTTTTGCAAGGAATGAAACTTGAACAAATTGAAGAAGAAAACCAAAAATCAATGCAGGCACAAAAACAAGCAATAAAATCTGAGACAAGGTTTTCACGGTTTATATTTCTTGTGATTTCAGTAATATCTATTATTTCTCTGATTTTATACCTTTTCAGTACCTATAAGACTAATAGTATATCACAGAACCACTCCACAAATATGATAGAAGACTTCAATGATTTAACAAAAAGTATTGATTCTTTATGGCAAGACATGAGAAATCAGCATTTTAGAGAAAAAAAAGACTCTATTTCTGTTGATACAACTTTAGCATATGATAGACTTAATGACCGGATAACTATAATAGAAAAAGGGATATCGGATAATCCTCAAAAAACTTTATCTAATATTAGTCTTGAACATAAAATAAATCTTCTACAGTCTCAACTCAATGGCTTAAAAGAACTAAATAACGTTAGAAACAATGCTTTAGATGATAAGATATCGCTTATCTCTAATTTAATCATTTCTTTATATGCAGGTGTAGTAATTAGTTTTATTGGATGGTTCTTAAATCAATCAAAAAGAAATAAAGATTGATTTCCTTATTTATTTACTTTAATATTTCTCTCTGAATAATTTCCTTTGCATTGAATCCGAATAAGCCTTTCTTCATTTCGTGAAACTCCGCAATCGGTATTTCATTGATGTAGTAATAGAAAGCCTCGTACCCGTCTGCAAAATTGCGTGCAAGGAAACCTTCTGGGTGAGTTTTCATGTGTCTTTCAACGGCTACTATTATTTTACGAGCATAACCAGGAAACATTTTGAACTCTAATTGCATCTGCTTGTAATTGCACAGAGGGCAACCAACACAGCCATGTCGATTCAAATTATAGGGAGCATCGTAATACTTTGAATATGGTAATCCGTATTTTCGGATATAACCCCAAACATCTTCTTCTGTCCATGTGAGAATTGGAAGAATATGCTTTGCTCCCTTCATCCATTTTCTTGTATCACACTGCTCAGGCTCATAATCTTTTCGGGTTCTACTTTCGCCAGCTCTCATTCCTTCGATACTACGCTTTCCTATACCGTATTGTTCTTTTAGCTTATTGCAACAGAATCGACGTAAACGAGAGGGAAAACCTTTCTCCTCAATCAACTTAAAGAAAGATATTTCCGGGTGCATGATCTGTACTTGTGGATAGTTCTTCTTTATGAAGTTGATTGTGCCAGGCGGGTCTACTGTGGTGTTAGCGTAGATTGCATTATACTTAACGCCTGCACGTTCTGCAAGATCAAGTATGACAACGCTATCCTTTCCACCGGAGAAACCGAGTGATAATGTTTCTTCACGCTCCATACTACGCAGAAAGCTTATGGCTTGTTCTTCTTTCTTGTTCATATTTTCCTGTTACACGTTATTTAATTTTTCCTCAAACTCAGCAATGATACAATCCGCATCACCGCCATGTACCCAATTCTCCAATACGGAAGAAAGAGCCTCTGTTGCTTTTTGCTTTATTGTATCAACTGTTAAATTGACAATTTTATTTAGTTCGTCTTGTGTATAATAACTCATTTATTTATTGTTTTGAGCCATGCGACAGTTGATTTTCCTGCCGCATGGTAAAATTTTAATCAACTATAAATTCGGTTATATTTGGAACTGCTTGAATCCCTTCCATTACCTCTACACTTGTAAGGGTGACAATTGCAGTTACATGAGGATGATAATTCTCACACAGAAACTTAATCAAAGGCTTTGCTGCCTCTTTTAGTTCTTCTAATTTCTTCTTGTTTTCTTGAATATTATTTTCCATATATTTAATAGGTTTTACGAAGCCTACCCAAGGCTCATTACTATCTTGTTATTAATTAATCTTCTAAATTGTCCTTACCATCTAATTCAGACAATGCTTGTTCAAACTCTTTGAGTTCCTTAATGGCATAATCTCTACGATAAGTAATTATATCGCGAGTTGTGTAATCCGTATAGAATCGGTCTATAAGTTTTTTAACCAAAAACCTTTCAGGTTCTTCACAACAATTCAATAGAATTACATAATTAGGGTCTCGTGGGTGAGAACATAGGAATCTATAATAATTTACTTTGCCGAAAGAGCATTCAATTAACATCTCATCAGTCTTTAGTTTCCTAATGTCTTCAGTATTTAATATAGGTTTCATGTGTTAATCTCCTTTCTCCTCAATATATTTTTCTGTGAACTTGATAATTGTCTCTAAGAAAAAACGGGTTGCATTATCAGATATAATACATCTACCACCGCTGTTTCAATCTCATGCCTTTGGATTGAAAAGAACGCATACTCCTTTCTTGTAAGGGCGTACCATGCTACTTTTATTCGTTCAATCATTTGTTTTCCTTTCTTTTATTCCGTTCCCGATTGTCTTCCGAAATACACATTTTACACCAGGATGTTTTGATGTGATACGCTTTCCCATTACGGTAGATTGTCCTATCATAGAAGCAGGATAGCAAAAGCAATCTTTTGCAACGGCTGCATATCTTACGCTCCCTCCCGTCCACCATCACCCGATTTCTCGGTTTCCGCTTCACTATCTCACATGGACCGCATTCGGATGCACCGTATTTCCGGCAATAGGCAAAGGAGTGCTTGCCACATTTGGCGAAAGAGGTACAATCATAACGGGGAACTGTCTGATGGATGTTCATACAGCATCATCCAATAAGTCAAACAACGTGGGCGCGCTCACTTCCATTTCCGCCTCATACAAGTATGAAAGGCTGTCTTTCCAGTAATCGTAATTCAGTTCAGTGGATAATCCTTTACGTCCTAAATTAACAGCACAATAAGGAACGGTTCCGATACCACCGAACGGGTCGAATACCAGTTCACCCTTATTTGAATACCGTTCAATCAGCCTTTCGACAATATCCAACTGAAGTGGGCAGATGTGGTTCTGCCGTTTCTTCTGCGACTGCTTGGTATTAAGCGTTCGCATCCGGGTAACATCATCCCAAATCCACTCCTTCTTGCTTACAGGGTCGACAGCCATAAATGTTTTTGGTAGTTTCCCGTATGCCTCTAACTCTTCTGCGAACGACACGTGCTCCTCATAGTTGTAGATATGCTCACGCTCGTAGTTTCGGAACAAATGTCGAATCTTATCTATTCCGGCACTTTTCATATCTTCGTATGATAACAGAGAATTACCAGATGATTTCCAACTTGCATGAGCGTCTATCTGCCAACGGGCCAATGAATATTCACTCTTGTTCTTTGTTACCGGCAAATCAGCGTATGCACGTGAGGTGTCAGAAGGCAACTTGCGGAAAAGAAGGACATATTCCGGGCATCCGATACCCATCTTTGAACCGTCCTTACACATCTCGGTGTAACCAAGACGGTAAGTCTGGTTATTCTCCCTTACTACATCCGTATCCACTGTAATACGCCCCATGTAGCGGAACCCATGTTTCATGTAGTGGAACACTGTCATTTCGCTGAACGGGTCAATGGTAGGCATACCGTCACCGGTGGCGTTACCGAAAAGTACGCGATCCTTCACATGGATGCAAGCCAAGCGTCCGGGTTTTAAAATACGTATAAGCTCCGGGGTTAGATAGTCCATTTGCTCAAAGAACTTGTCGTTGTCCTCATTATGCCCGAAGTCATTATAGGTCGGAGTGTATTCATAATGGTTTGAGAATGGAATACTGGTTACTATCAAGTCTACAGAATCACTTTCCATCTTCTGACATTCAAGAACATTGTCGTTATTGATTGCCTTCCACAGTTTACCGAATTTCTCTTCTCGACTGGCGAACATCCACCGCATCATCTTCTCTTCGGCATGCAAACCGAACAAACCGTTCTCGCGGACTATATCGGTCATCTTAGCTACCATCTCACGGTGTTGCGCCCACTTCTGCATGAAACTCTTGTATATCTCGCCCTCACTTTCCGCATAGACCAGATAAAGGTCAACCGGATGCTGCTGCATAAACCGGTAGATACGGGCTATTGCCTGGAACTTGTCATTGAAACGGTAGTCGATGAACATGATTGCCTTGTGGCAGTGGTACTGGAAGTTCAAACCCTCACCAAGCATTTCAGGTTTGGCGGCTAGATATTTCAGACGGCCGTCTTTGAAATCCGATATCACCTTGTCCGCTTCATCATCATCCTGCGAGCCATACACAGCCTTGCATCCGGGTATAGCGTCACATAATGCCTTCCGTTCATTTTCCAAGTCATGCCATAAAAGGAAATGGTCGTCCTTGTTTTCCGGGCGATTGATTATCTCTACCACGCGGGCAATCTTTTCCTGCATGTTGTCCCGGCGCTCTTTCGCTGCATCAGCAAGACCGAGAGCTGCCTCACGAAACATTTTCACTTGTCCATCACGATTAGTACCAGCAGTGGAGTTGTCCACACTAACCACTTCTTCGTGTACACGTAGTTCAGGTAGTTCATATCCGGTATCGGGGTAACCGAGGTCGGATGGCTTAGTGAGGAATAACGCCCATGTACTTACCCATAGCCAGAACTCTTTTTCCTTGTGAGGATAAAGGGTAAGGTTATTCGCCTTCGTGCTGTCACGCTGAAAGAAACGGGTAAGCGCCTGCCCTGTATCCATCACGCCGAGATAACCGGCATAATGTATCAGCTCCTTGTACCTGTTGGGCGATGGCGTAGCAGTGGCAACAAACCGATACGGAACTTCTGCAAACAGAGGAAGAAACTCCTGATAGGTCTTGGTGCCGAAACCACGCAGTACGCTCGCTTCATCCAATGATGTTACAGTGAAATAGGAAGGTTCTATTCTCACCCCATCTTCACCGTCACGCACACGCTCGTAATTTGTAACCATAATGTCAGTCGGGCATATCATCACATCAGCCATAGTTCTGACATAAGTAACTTTCATATGCAGATGTTGTTCCGCTTGTGTAAGGAACT